CTTTGCTTAGTGGCGGATAATTCAACACAGATAACAACAAAAATTACTAATAATTAAATTAAAAAACAATATGGACAAAAACAAAACAATACCGACATTGAGCAAAACGGCTGTTAGCAGTAGTTGTATTAGAATTGAGGTTGTAAATATTTTAGGAGAAAAAAGAGTTATTGAAGTAAAGCCTTATTTTGACGGAAAAGAACTATCGCAAATAGAATTTAGTTTAGCTATAAGTGCTTTGGAAAAACTTAAAGATAAGGCTATACTTGCTTTTGAGTAATTACTGCTAACTAATGGCTACACGCTACTAATTAAAAAACTCTAAAAGAAAAAACAAATGAAAAAAACAATTTTAACCGCTATTTTCTTAGCCTATTTACTAACTTCCTGCGGTTCTCGCAAAGTTAATAAAGAACAACTTGAAACTAAAAGCGAAACGAAAACAGAAGTAGTGGAAAGTACTAAAAGTTTAGATAGTACGAAAGTAGAAACTAACGAAAACTACTCTTCAAAAATAAGTTCAGAGTCATTTATCAAAGATTTTACCTTCGAGCCTATCGATAATTCAAAACCTTATTTTATAGGCGGAAAAGAATTTAACAATGTAAAGGTAGTTAACAAAGAAAGTAATATAAAAATTAACCAAGAAATAGACTTTTTACGCAATCAGATAGACCAACGCTTCATTCAAACAGAAAGCGAAACAAAGACTATAACTTTAGAAATTCAAGAGCTTAAAAGCCAATTAAAACAGTCTGAACGAAAAGCGAGTATAACTGGTTTAATTATTTGGATTTGCATTTTGTTAATTCTGTTAATTGTAGTTTATATTATCTACAAATATCAGGCTATACCTTTAAAAACTTTTAAAAATATCAAGCTATAACCTTAAAAACTAAATTATGAGTAAATCAAAATGGTCAAAATTTGACGCTGAAATTGTCGAGTTGATACAAAGTATTGATAGTCCTACAGAAATTGCGAAAATACTGCTTAAAAGCGAAAGTAACGACGCCAACAAAGTGGATTTATTAAGAACTTATGTAAAGAGGTTCAGAGATAACAATATAGGTATCTTAAACGCCTGTAAAAATGTAGGGGTATCAGCAGAAAGCGCACCTATGTTGTGGCTAAAGAATAAAAGCGAAAGTGTGAGAGTTACAAACCCACTTTATAAAGCGCCGGAGGAGGTTAAATTCCAAGATTTTAGCAAAAAACTTATAAAGGATTTAAAAAAATATAGTCCAAATTTTCCAAAGTTAGAACGTGTAAAGAACACAGATAGTTATTTATTAGTTGTAGACCCTGCAGACATTCATATAGGCAAACTTTGTAGCGCTTTAGAAGTAGGAGAAAGTTATAACAATCAAATAGCAGTTCAAAGAGTTTTAGATGGCGTAAAGGGTATCTTAAACAAGGTGCAAGGGTTTAACATTGATAAGATATTGTTTATAGGTGGTAATGATATATTACATATTGACAACCCTAAAAGAACAACGACAAGCGGAACACCGCAAGATACAGACGGAATGTGGCATAGTAATTTTTTAATAGCTAAACAATTATACGTTGATGTATTAGAGATACTTTTAGGGGTTGCTGATGTTCACTTCACTTTTAATCCAAGTAACCACGATTATACAAACGGTTTCTTTTTAGCACAAGTAATAGAAACTTACTTTAGAAATTGCGAAAATATAACATTTGATTGTTCAATTTCACACAGAAAAGGATTTGTATATTTTAACAATCTTATTGGAACTACTCACGGGGATGGTGCAAAACAAGATTTATTACCTTTATTAATGGCTACAGAGTTTCCTATTGAATGGTCATTAACTAAGCATAGATATATTTATACGCACCACGTACATCATAAGACAAGTAAAGATTATGTAGGTTTAACGGTTGAAAGTTTACGCAGTCCAAGTGGAACAGATAGCTGGCATCATGTAAAAGGATATGAGCACGCACCTAAAGCGGTGGAGGGTTTTCTACATTGCAAGAACAACGGACAGATTGCAAGAATTACACACGTTTTTAAATAGTTAACTAACCCACTTTAATCGGTGGGTTTTTTATTACCGTTATTCTGTACATTTAAAGCGGTTTTGATTATAATAACAAACATTAAACTATTTATAATCAATATAAATAACATAAATAATCTAATTAAATACAATTAATTAAAAATATTGTTCTATATTTGCTAAAGAAATAAAAACTAAGAATTATGGAAGTACAAATAAAATTATTAGGAATTGATTTAATTGTTGAAGGTTTATATTATAGAGGTTCTGCAGAAGAAATGTATTATCCTGGAGATAACTCAGAGTTTGAAATAGAAGGCATTGTATTATTAAATGACAGCAGCCAAACTATAATAACGGACTTATTAGAAGCACACGAAGAAAAAATAAAAGAATTGGTAATTAGTAAAATCGAAGATAATGGATTTTAAAACTTACACAACCGAAGAAATTAACGAGATATTAATTCTTTTAACAGAAGCAAATGACGCTCAAAGAATTAACACATACTCAAAAAGTAGAATTGAAAAAGCAATTAACAAACTAAATAAATAAATTATGAAAGAATTAACAGATTTAAAAGACGCAAGAATTGAAGCTTTACAGAACGAATTAGAAAAAACTCAAAAAGCCTTATTAGACGCAAGGAATTTATTAGCTGAATTTTGCGAAGAAATGGAAAAGCTAAACACACAATTTGAAACAAACTTAATTAAATAATTATGGACTATAAACTAATTAAAAACGTAGAATTTGATAATATCGATTATACGGACTATCCAGACTTCTGTGATGCATTTATATGTTATGCTGAATTGGACGGCGTGGAAATGACAGACGACCAATTAGATAAGCTAAATGATGACGTAGATTTGGTTTACGAATTACTAACCGATTATATTCATTAATATGGGAGCGAATAAAGAATTAATGTTTAGAATGCAAGAGGAGGAGTATTTTGCAATACCGTTTGAGATTAGAGAAAGACATTTTGCAAGTAAGAATCTTACGCCAGAGTTAAGCGACTTCAACGAGTTAATGAAAGATGAAAACTATATAAACTTTCGCAAGGTTTATAAAAAAGCGAAATCGGATTTAGAAGATTATCAATATCATTTAAGAGAAAAAATAAGAAACGAAAAACTAAACAATGGAAAATAAAAATTTAGAGCTTTGGAATAAAGTTGAAAAAACGAACCCAAAGTACACGAAAAAAGCTAAAGTAGGCGGTTTAAATATTACCGCTATTGCTCCACAATTTCAAATAATGAATGCTACTGAACAGTTCGGTGCTTATGGTGAAAAGTGGGGTTTTAAACACATATCTTTTGACTATTCAATAACAAACACACCTATAACATTAAAGGTTGTAGATTGGAATACTAAAGCGGAAGAAGAAATAAAAAGTATTTTAGGACTTGTAGGTTTTAAAGCTACTTTCTTTTTTCCAAATGGAGAATTTGAAATCACTAACTCTATTAAAATTTTTACAGATAATAAACATAGTAAAATAGACGACAATTTTGCAAAGAAATTAGAAACAGACGCGTTAACAAAAGCACTTTCTAAGTTAGGTTTCAACGCCGATATATTTTTAGGTAAGTTTGAAGATGTTAGATATGTTGAAGCAATGAATGCAGAATTTAACAAGCCGCCAGAAAGGCTTAATTATATTAAATTAATGACAGAATGTAGTACTTTAGATAATTTAAAGACTATATTTGCAAGTATAAAAGGAGCTACAAAAGAAGAAATTGAATTGAAAGATAAATTAAAATTAACACTTAAATAATTAAACTATGAGTAACGTAATCGGAAAAATTAAGGTATTGAATGAAACCCAAGTAGTAAGTGCAAGTTTCAAAAAAAGAGAATTAGTAGTAACAACGGATGAGCAATATCCGCAAATGATAATGATTGAATTTGCACAAGATAAATGCGACTTGTTAAGCAGCTATAAAGTAGGCGATAGTGTTGATGTAAGTATCAATTTACGAGGTCGTGAATGGACTAACCCGCAAGGAGAGGTTAAATATTTTAATCAAATTCAAGGTTGGAGAATACAAAAAGCAGACGGTGCGCCAAAGATTGCACAAGCACAAGAAGAACAATTTGAACCAGCAGAAGCGGGAAACGATTCACTCCCATTTTAGAACTATTAATTAACACATTTAATCTTGAAGTACCTACTGATTTGGTAGGTACTTTTTAATAACTGAAATTATGACATATTTAGATGAAGCAATAAAGGCTTATGAAGTCAAAGATGCTGAAATAGTAATACCTAAACACTATAACAATAAATTAGGTTATGATGTTATAGACGTCGCAAATGATTATAAACTAAACTTTAATAGAGGTTCAGCGGTTAAGTATATTATAAGAGCTGGAAAAAAAACCAACGAAATTGAGGACTTAGAAAAGGCAATAGACTTTATACAAAGAGAAATAAAATTTTTAAAAACTAAATAAAATGACAAATCAAGAAAAAATTGAAGAAGTAAATAGACTACTTATGGAAGTAGCAAGATGCGAAAATGAAAACTACAACGAAAGTTCGTTTAGGTTTTTAGAAATATCACCAGTTTGTTTAGTTGTTGATTGGTGGTACACACACCTTGAGCCTAAAATTTTTATTAACGAACAAGGAGAAGAAATAGACGAATATTTAAATGTTGAAGAATATAAATTATAAAAATAATTAACACTTAACTACTTAAAAATCAACCCATTCTAACGAGTGGGTTTTTTTATTTAAAAATAAATGCAAATAAAT